AAATACATATGTAATATCATCAGTAATCACTAATTTAAATCAGTGGTACCATATTGCTGCTGTTAGATCCGGTACAACTATGACAATGTACTTAAACGGAGTAAATGTTGGTAGCGCCACTTCAACCGATAATATAGTCGGAACTAATTGCTACATTGGTCAGTCTTATGATTTATATCAAGCTACATTTGGTTACATTGACGACCTACGTGTAACAAAGGGTGTGGCCAGATATACCGCTAATTTTACTCCACCTACAGCTGCACTACCATTACCGATTGGAACTGAAACAGGTGATGCATCTTGGAATAATGTTTCATTACTATTAAACGGGGATACTACTAGTGTTGATCAGTACTGGAATAATGTTTCGTTTTTATTAAATGGTGATACGATATCAGATAGTTCAAAAAATCATATCGCATTAACTAACAATAATTCTGTTACCGTAAGTACATCAACTTTTAAGTATGGTACTGGGTCTTTGAATATGACCGGCAGTGACAAGTATATCTCGTTTCCTGCATCGACTGCTACTGACATTTCGACTGGTGATTTTACATTTGAATGCTGGGTTAACTTTAATTCGTTTGGTACTGATCGAAAATATGTATTACAATGGGACAATTCCGGTAGCTATTGGCAATTCGTACATGATTCCGGATTCGGTGCAAGTTTACGTGTTTCAGGTTATACTGCTATTGTTAACCAAGGTAGCAATGCAGGATGGTCAACTGGCACTTGGTATCATGTAGCATTAGTTAGATTTGGATCAACGTTTACTATCTATAGAAACGGTATTTCTATAGCAACTAGCACTAGCTCTGCATCAATTGGATATTTTACTGGCCAATTAATGTGCGTAGGTGGCAATACAATCGATGCATATTTTGACGATATTAGATTTACTAAAGGAATAGCAAGGTATACTTCTAATTTTGCGCCTGGGCCGGTTGCTGCGTTACCGACCTTTCCACTAGATAAATCACCTAATTCATTAGTAGTAACATCAGTAGGTGATACTTCAATTACGTCAAATGCAACTTATAAATTTGGCACTGGTAGCATGTATTTTGACGGTAGTGGGGATTACTTAACTGCTTCAACCACTTCTACAGTTTTAGGATCTGGGGACTTTACTCTAGAACTGTGGTATTACCCAACAGCTAAGACAAATAACCATCCGTGTATTATTAGTAATATCGGTGCAAGCATTTGGGGGACTGATCAAATAAGTTTAGTTGATAGACATGCTTCAATCAGTTCTACTAAACTAACATTTTTTGCTTATAATTACGCAACGTCTACTCCGTTGTTAGTAAGCAATACATCATTTTTTAATAATGTCTGGTATCATATTACTATTACTAGATCCGGAAGTGTGTTTAAATTATTCATTAACGGAACATTAGAATCAAGTGGAACATTTGCAGGTTCTCTAGATAATTCAAATAGATCGTTTATAATTGGTGCAGGCGTTACATCAACTAACGATTATATCACTGGATACATTGACGATTTACGAATTACCAAAGGTGTAGATAGATATCCTTATTCATTTACAGTGCCAACATCATCATTACCAAACTTTCCTATAATGGATAAATCACCAACTGCATTACCAGTAACACCTTACGGTAATGTTCAAGTTAACAGTTTAATTAAAAAATACGGAACTGGGAGTATGTACTTTGATGGCAGTGGTGATTATTTAACCGTATCACCGTCAACGGATTTAAATTTATCTACTGGCGATTTTACAATTGAATTCTGGGGATATCGTCAATCAGGTGGTGCTTTTATGGCGTACACGCATGATACATCACTTACTACCATTGGAGCTGGTTACTTCGTAATTGGTTCGTATGCAAGTGGCGCTATTTTCTTTTATGACGGTAATTTTAGAACTAGCAATATTAATCCAGGGGATAACGTTTGGTTCTATGTTACAGTTACCCGTAGTAGCGGAACTCTAAGAGTATTTGTCAATGGAATTTTAGGATATTCGGGTACAATTGCAACTAATTTCCCAAACACTAATGGTTCTATAATTGGTAAGTCTGCGTCTAGTGAATTTGTGACAGGCTACATAGACGACCTCCGTATCACAAAAGGCGTAGCACGATACACTGCTAATTTCACACCCCCTACTATATTACCAACGTCTTAAGGAGATTTTATGGACATTGCAATTATTGAAAACAACCAAGTGATTAAACTTGGTAATTATAAAAAATTATTTCCAAATGTATCATTTGCTGCAGCTGGACCTAATGACGACTTCTTATCTGAAAATTCGTCATATATTGCGTATCACTGGAAAGAACACGATCAAACTACTCATAAACTAGTAACAGTGCATCCGTATCTTGAAAATGGCTATGTATATACGGTAGAAGTTGTTGAAAAAACAGCAGATGATTTATCTAGCGAATTAAATATCGAAGCAGAAACTATTAGATTAACTCGTAATCAATTATTAAAAGATACTGATTGGACTCAAGTGTTAGATGCACCAATTGATAGAACTGCATACGCAACTTATAGACAAGCGTTGCGTGATATTACATTACAAGAAGGGTTTCCACTTAACATTGAATGGCCAACATTGTAAATACTAAATACATAAAAAGGAATATACATGTCTACAACTCTTTCAACTATCTTAACAGGTGGTACACAATACGGTACTTTACCTATCGTTAACGGCGGTACTGGTTCAACGTCTGCATCGGCTGCATTAACGGCGTTAGGCGCTCAAACATTGTTAGTTTCAGGCACTAGCATTAAAACAGTAAACGGTAATAGCTTACTTGGTTCTGGCGATGTTGCAACTGCTACTACTGGAAAAGCAATTGCAATGTCAATTGTATTTGGGAGCTAATAAATGGCTGCACCTAATATTGTTAACGTAGCAACTATTAATGGTAGGACTACGTACTTAACACCGTCAGCAACTACTAACGTAGTATTACTTACAAACACAGCATCAAGTGGAAAAGTATTAAAAATTAATACCCTAATTGCCACTAATGTCGACGGTACTAACTCAGTTAACGTTACTGTATCACTATATACTAACGGTGCTGTTGCACAAGGATCTGCACCAAGTGGCGGTACTGCATATCCATTAATTTATCTAGTGTCTGTTCCGGCCGGTTCTGCATTATCATTATTAGATAAATCAGTTTACTTAGAAGAAAACATGTCAGTAATCGTAACATCAGGTACTGCTAGTAAAATAAATTATACGATTTCGTATGATGATATTTCGTAAGGAGGTACTATGTCTAGATTTCAAGGCGGAATGATTGGAAGTGTTGCTAACACTCCAAACGGAACTGCATATACTGGTAGAGCAAATGGCGTATGGACATTGCCACATCACATTGCTGCAAAAAGCGCATTACTATGGGCGATTGGGCAAACTAAGCCAAATCCTCCAACTATAGGTACTGCTACAGGAATATCAGGTACATCAGTATCAGTAGCATTTATACCACCTGTAGTAAACGGTGGTGATACAATAACAATTTATACTGTAACATCTTCAGGTGGTCAGATTGCAACCGGCGCAAGTTCGCCTATAGTAGTTACAGGGTTAACTTCTGGAACATCATATACATTTACTGTAACTGCTACTAACAATTTAGGTACAAGCATAAGTTCAAGTGCATCGAATAGTGTTGTGCCAATTGCCGGTGATCCGTTTTATTCTTCGGTTAGTTTGTTTTTGAACGGCAATGGCACTAATAATAGTGCAGTGTTTAGCGATTTAAGTAGCCCTCCAAAAACAATAACCGCATATGGCAATTCAGTATCGAGTACAACACAAACCAAATTTAATACAACTTCTATGTATTTTGATGGAGCTGGAGATTACTTAGCAATTAGTAACTCTACTAATTTTGCGTTTGGAACTAATGACTTTACTATTGAATGTTGGTTACATCAGACCTCTAGAACTACTACCTATCAAGGATTGTTTAGCACTACTGGAAATAGCGGTTCAGATTGGACTGGATATGCAGGTTCTATATGTATTGCGTGTCATTCAAGTTCTAGTGATAATTTGATGTTAGGATATAACAATGCAGGAAGCGTAACAATATCATCGGGCGTTCCTTTTAATATGAACACATGGATTCATTTTGCATTTGTTAGGTCAGGAACATCATTTGTATTGTATAAAGATGGCGTTAATTCAGCATCATTAACGTTGCCTGCTAATTTTTCGTTTACGTCTGACGGAACTAATGTTATTGGTAAACAAGATATCCGCAATAATTATTATTTTACTGGATATTTAGACGATTTCCGTGTAACCAAAGGCATTGCTAGATATACTGCTAATTTTACTCCATCACCATTCCCTCCAACAGCAGCACTTATGCCTGCTAGCGGATTAATACAAGCAGACCCATATTATAGTTCAGTTGCTTTGTTATTATCTGGAGATTCATTCACTGACTTGAGTAGTAGTCCTAAGACTTTTACTAATAATAATTCAGTAGCAATTAATACTATTACTAAAAAGTATGGTACTGGTAGTATGTATTTCAATGGAACCAATCAATCATTAACGTTTGCATCAAGTGCTACGTTTGCATTTGGTACTGCGGATTTTACTATTGAATGTTGGTATTATCCAGTAACTCGTTCATCACCTTGGCCAACAATCTGGGGTAATACTGAAGGATATCCTACTAATTGTTTTGCTATGAATGATCGACATAATCAGCATCAATCTGTATTTGCAGTTACTATTGGTAATTATCAACCAAATAACGACGTTGCTATAATCGGTAGTATAACAGTCGTTGATAAAGTTTGGTATCACTTAGCAGTAGTAAGAAGCGGTACTTCTATAAAGATGTATGTTAATGGTGTTCTTGACGGGTCTATTACATACTCTGGATCAGTAGACAATAATTCTGCAGAATCATGGTTTATTGGCGGTGTTACGAGTGCGTGGGTAAACGCATACATTAACGATTTCCGTATAACCAGAGGCGTAGCTCGATATACTGCTAACTTTACTCCGCCAGTTGCATCATTACCATATTCGGCATCTAATGTTGCATTACCTATCGATCCTGCGTATTCAGCAGTTAGCTTATTAGTAAATGGCGAAACAACTGATGTAGATGCAAATTGGTCAAACGTATCATTAATGTTAACTGGTGATGATTTTATTGATTGGTCTAATCAGCATAATGCTATTACAAATACAAATGTTACTGTTAACACTACCAATAAGAAATATAATAGCAGCAGCATGTCATTTAGCGGTAGTAATAGTTATTTAACGTTACCTGCAAATTCATTTGGATTTGGTTCATCTAATTTTACATTAGAAACTTGGATTAATCCAGCAAATACTACAAGTTTTCAGATAATTGGGTCACATCAGAGTGGTGTAAATTGTTCTTGGCTATGGCTCGTTCAAGGAAATCAGATTTATTTTATATATAACACTAACGTCACACCTTCGGTTAGTTATACAGTACCAACTAACGCATGGACACATCTTGCATTAGTAAGAAATGGCTCCACGTTAACTTTTTATGCAAACGGTAGTTCTGTTGGAACAGCTACTATTTCAGTTGCTATTAATTCAGACCCATATGCAATCTCTGTTGGTGCAGACTATAACGGGGCAAACACTAAACTCACAGGTTATATAGCAGACCTTAGAATTACAAAAGGTGTCGCTAGAACTATTACTGTACCAACCGCAGCATTACCGTCATATAGAATAGTAGATAAATCAACTGCTGCATTAGCAATTACACCGTACGGTAATGTTCAACTTAGTACTACACAGAAAAAATACGGAACTACGTCGTTGTACTTTGACGGAACTGGGGATTATATAACATTACCTGCAAGTGCTGGTTTAGACTTTGGTACTGGTAATCTAACTATTGAATTATGGTTTTATTGGGCAGGTGCATCCTGGTCAACTAATAATGATTTAATTGGTAGCTTAGGGTATTATACTGTTGGGAAAAACGGCAACTGGATGTTTAATGTTCGTAATTCAACTGCTATCGCATTTGCAATATATAACGGACAATCTGATACATCCGGTAGCGCATGGGATTATACAGTGCCGACTATATCAGTACAAGCATGGCATCATGTTGCACTTGTAAGATCAAACGGCTTATTTAGTGTGTACTTAGATGGTGTTAAGAGTGTAACAACAGTAGCTAACGCATCTGCAATGTCAGACGGTGGGGCATCTGGTATTAAAATTGGCGGGTTAACTTATCCATCTAATACTTATTGGAATGGTTACATTGCAGATTTCCGATTTACTAAAGGAATAGCAAGGTATACTACTCACTTTGTACCGCCATCTGCAGCATTGCCAATAACGTCATAGAATGAGAAAGTATAAAAACAGTTAAATACACAATAAAGGAATTTTGTAATAATGAAAAATTTATCTTCAGTGTTAAGAGGGACAAACTACGGAACCTTGCCAGTAGCAAATGGCGGTACTGGGGTTATTACCTCAACCGGTTCCGGTAGCGTTGTATTATCAACTAGTCCAACTTTAGTTACTCCAATTTTAGGTACTCCGACTTCCGGTAATTTATCTAATTGTACAAATGCAATCGGGTACTCTTTAAAGTCAGCTACAACATCAATAGATGTTAGTTCTGCTACTGCACCATCTACCGGACAGGTGTTAACTGCTACTAGTTCAACTACTGCAACTTGGCAAGCAATTAATGGTTTACCTACGCAAACAAGTAATAGTGGAAAATACTTAACTACCGATGGCACTAGCGCATCATGGGCAACTATTAATGCTGGTCTAAATGTAACTACTTCTAAAACTGCAAACTATACTGCACTTGCGTATGATTTAGTTAATGCAAATTCAACTGCCGGCGCTTTTAGTATTACTTTACCAGCATCTCCAGTTAATGGTGCAATTGTTGGTGTTATGGATACTGCTGGCACATTTGCTATTAATTCAATCACCGTCCTACCAGGATCCGGTGCAACTGTAGAAAGCGATACATCTGTTATTTTAGATATTAACGGCACTTATATTACTTTTGTATATATTGCAGCAAGTACTAATTGGAAGGTGCAAGGTACGCCGTCTGCAACTGTATCAGGAACTGGTACTGGTAGTATAGTTTATGCAACTAGCCCGACCCTAATTTCACCAGCATTAGGAACTCCAGTAAGTGGTAATTTAGCTAACTGTACATTTCCAACATTAAATCAAAACACAACTGGAACTGCAGCTGGACTTAGTGCTACGTTAGCAGTAGGCAGTGGTGGTACTGGGGCCACTACTTTAGCAGCTAACAATGTATTACTTGGCAACGGCACTAGTGCATTGCAAGCAGTCGCACCAGGAACTTCTGGTAACTTGTTAACAAGTAATGGCACCACATGGGTGTCATCATCTCCACCGATTACATTACCAACGCAAACAAGTAATAGTGGCAAGTTTTTAACTACAGACGGAACTACTGCATCATGGGCAACTTTAAATGCTGGGTTAAACGTAACTGCTTCTAAAACTGCAAACTATACTGCACTTGCTTATGATTTAGTTAATGCTAATACCACAGCTGGCGCGTTTAGTATCACTTTACCAGTATCACCAGTTAATGGTGCAATTGTTGGTATAATGGATACTGCTGGCACATTTGCTACAAATAGCGTAACTGTATTACCAGGTTCTGGTTCAACTATAGAAAGTGACACTTCGGTTGTTTTAGATATTAACAGCACTTATATTACCTTTG